GCTAAAGTGACCACCGGTTCCTGGTATGCCCCATGTACTCGCGTACATGCCAGACCGTACTACTGCTCCGCAGCAGGTTGCGTCCAATCGGTTGTGAAGTGATTAGGTTTATTTTTTTTGGTTTCTAACTGGCGCCTCCAGTATGTTGAGCAACCCCAGGCGTGGGGAGAAATTTAGTAGACAAATGAAATACACACACTACCCTAAGCATTTAGTCCAATAGAGACCACACCCTTGAATTCTATATCGTATTCTACAAAGAAAGAGCAGATGCTAGTTGTGTTTGGCCCGCCAGTGACACTGTAGGCAAAGCTCGTGAATATTAGGTCATCGACACTCGAATTATCGACGATGACACCACCGATAACAGTCGTAGAACGATTAGTTATCTTCTTCCAGGAAGAGTCAAACCTCATGGGGACACGCCTATTGTTGCTGGCCAAATCCGAAAGGGCGAATGTGGTGCCACCAACAATATAGTCGCCAAAGGCAGACGGTGGAATAGCAGTATCAACGAAATCCGGTGAGGAAACAACGGCCATCTGACCGGTGGCGGTGGATCCAACGGATCCAACCACGATCAGAGTGGCCTTGGAGACCCGATAATTCAAAAAGTTTTGCCCAGTACTCGACATCCAGGGAAGATGAGCGGGTTCCAGGGTCGTCAGCACGTTAGAAGTGGAAAGAGAGTTGACTCCAACCGGCGACAACGCAAAGTGACCCGAGGTGGACCCCGACCCACCAGTAACGACCGTGAAGGGCGTTCTGACAGTCGCGATGTCACCGCAAACGGGATCAGACACAGACTTGGCACCTACATTTCTGTAGTTTACCACGTTGCGATTCTTAGTGGGTACGACACTACCGTTGAGTGGGGGCTTGGCCCCAGCTTTGTTTTTCTTAGGCATTTCTAGGTTGGTATGGTTTGGGATATAGGAAAATATCAGTCGGGAGGCCTGAAGAATGCCAATCACCAATCTCGGACGTCCACTCATGAGAGTTAAACCAGTCCTCGAGAGAGAGTTGCGCTTCAGGATCGATGCCAAAAGCTAGGTAGAAAGACCACCTGGCGTCATCATCAACCTCCCGATTTCTATTAATCATGCCCCTAGCCATACGACGCATACCGGTATCATCTAGCATATGGCTCCTGACACTGGATCCTCCATGCAAGTAGTTGTAAAATGCCCTGAGAACAGGAACACCATCCGCGATGGCGAACCCACCCTCGGCCACTCCACTAGACCACTCAGCAAAAGAATCATCATGATTGAGAGTACGTACGCAAAATGAGTCCTTCTCAATGGCCGCCTTAGGATTGCGAACCATCCTATACCGACCACCAATGAGAACCGGATGCATCTGACAAAACTCCACCTGCTCGAGGATGTTGACCGTTGGCTCGGCAATCATACGGAAACCGAGATCCAAAAACCACTGCTCGAGCCCCACCCGAAAGTGTGGCTCATCCTCACGTTCCATGAACACCACGCAGTCATCCCCATTGTTGACGTAATCATACTTGATACCCTTTTCACGGCAGTAAGCGACGACCATTAGACACATGATGATGCAATTGCCCATCGCCGTGTTCATGTCACCGCTAAACCGCTTGCCGCGAACCGAGTACTTGAGTTTGCCGTCAGGAGCATAACCGACGCCGCGATTGTTCATCTGCCAGCTAAGAAGAGGATTGAGCTCTGCGAGGTGGTTGGGGAAGAGCATACGATAAAACGAATGTTCAAACTCCAACATCTCAGGCCCAACATGCATATCAAACTTAGTGGCATCCATGCCAACCGCCACCGGATTGCTAAACCCATTCCACTTGTGATACATCAGCTTGCCAACCTGGTCAAGGTTAAGCCCCTTGGCGACAACGCGTCGCTTGACACCGGAAACCCGACGTAAAGACTCATACACGCTGTGCTCAATGGGCTTGAGAAACCTACCAATGGCAATGTTGTATCTAGGTGACCTGGGCTGGATTACCCGTGGTGCCTTAGAAACGTTGCACTTCTCGCGCTTAACAAAGCACTTTGAAGTGGCGTCTCGTCTGTTGAGAGGAGCCTCAGACAACGAGGCCAAAGCTCGCGCGTATAGCGCCTTCTTAGGGCCCTGGTACATTGCGACAAAAGAGTCGTAATCACACGGGGCGTAATTGGGCATTCTACTAACTAGCTTTGACCTCAACGGTCCAAGACGCCTCTCAACAATCAACTTGGAAACGTCAGGTGGTGGTACAAAGACACCACCAACCTGACAGTAGTACATGCGCTCAAGAAGAGCACACTCCAATGTACCGATGTCCCCCGCGAACAAACCCAGAGT